ATACCCCATCACTCTTACTGCCGTACTGCGTCCGGAGAGCCTGACCTTTCACAATGGAAAGCCTATGTCCGCAGAACCACTATCCGGCAGCGCAACGGCGCATGCAGCGGTTACGACTGCCACGTTTGCCGGGTTCTGGGCAAACACTGAGGCAGGGGTAATCCTTGGGGCGCTGGCCGGGGCGCTCATCTACGTTCTCACGTCGCATAATCTCAGCGCGATTGAGCGGGTGCTCTTTGGTGTGGTGTCGTTTATATCCGGCATCCTGGGTGCGCCGACAGCAACGCGATTCATCAACAAAATAGCCGGGCAGTACATCCCGGGCACCGAGGGCTCGGGCATCCCTGAATCGCTCGGGGCAATGATTGCTGCTGCATCGATGATCACTATCGTCCTCGCCATCAAAAAACGTGCTGAGAAAAAGGCGGCAGAGGAGGGGCAATGACTCCATTCGTTATGCTGCAGCTGCACGCTGTCGTGGCGCTGGTCACCGGGATCCTGATTGCAGGCTATAGCCGGGGCCAGAGCCGTCACAAATGGTATTACTCAATGCTGGCCTACTTTCTGGCGCTGGCGTTCCTCTCTATCCCGATCCGCATCTGGGTTGGCAGTTACCCGGTAATCGACCGTTCAGAGCTGGTGGTCAACATCGGCTTTATGGTGGTGATGATTATCTCTCGCGGCAATGTCACCGGTAAAAGGAGCTGACAGTGAATCAACGGCAATTTGAAAAGGCTGCTGGTGTAAGTGCCGCTTTGGCTGCGCGCTGGTATCCGCATATCGATGCAGCAATGAAAGAGTTCGGCATCACCGCAGTTAACGATCAGGCCATGTTCATCGCGCAGCTGGGCCACGAGTCGGCAGGCTTTACTTCGCTGGTGGAGAGCTGCAACTACTCGGTCGATGGCCTGAAAAAAACTTTCGGTAAGCGCCTGACGCCGTACCAGTGCGAGATGCTGGGCCGGGTTGACGGTAAGCAGACCGCCCACCAGCCGCAGATTGCCAACCTGGTATACGGCGACCGCATGGGCAATAACAACCCGGGCGATGGCTGGAAGTATCGTGGCCGTGGCCTGCTGCAGATCACTGGGCGTGAGAACTACACGAAATGCGGTACCGCCCTGAAACTGGATCTGGTAAGCACGCCGGAGCTGCTGATACAGGAACGACACGCTGCCCGGTCAGCTGCCTGGTTCTTTGCGTTACGCGGCTGCCTGCTTTACTCCGGCGATATTGTGCGGGTCACGCAGATCATCAACGGTGGGCAGAATGGGCTGGCTGACCGCAAGGTGCGTTACAGCCGGGCACAGGCGGCGCTGTCATGAAGCTGCGATACGTTCTGCTGGCGCTGGTGGTCGCTGTCTCGGTTACCGGGGCGATCGCCTGGCGTTCTGGCTGGAGTGCGCACGCTGACCATATCAACGCGCTGGCGGCAAAGAAGAAAGAAAAAGCCGAGAAGATTATTCAGCCGGTAGAAGAGAAAGCCGCTGCGGCCACCGCCGAGAGCAAAGTGATCTACCGAACCATTACCCGCGACGTGGTGAAATATGTTCAGTCTCCGGATCGTACTGTGTGCCAGTTTGACGATGCTGCTGTGCAGCTGCGCCAGCGTGCTATCGACGCTGCCAACTCCATCAGCGGATTTGATGCAGGAGCCGTGCAGGGGAAGTAACGCTGGCACCAATAGCGATGACGATCTGCAGGCTGATATCGAAACTGCGCAATGCCTGCGCCAGCTGCGCCTCGATAAGTTCCGCTGGCAGGCCTGGTATAGAGCAATCAAATAAATGTCGACCTCTCAATGAAGTTGACTTGGGAGATTAAGAAAAAATTTTCGTTTGAAGTGTAGATGCTTTTACGAGGCATAAATTTTTTACGTAATGTCGATTAGTGGAATGAGCATATTCCTGTTAAGGGAAAGGAGTTTGAGATAACATGGCTATTGAAAATCGAAATTCTTCATTAAGCATGGAGACTGTTGTGTCCACAATCAGCCACATCAAGAACCCCTTAACAATTGTTGGCATTTTTGCAGGAATTGTTGAAATCTCAGCAAACCTTGTTCTTCCTTTCTTAGATCCTGCTCAGCAGGAGGTTTACATTTGGTTTTTGATGCTTTTTCCAGCAACCTTAGTCATCATCTTTTTTTTAACATTAAATTTTAACCATGTAGCCTTATATGCCCCCAGCGATTACAACAATGACAAAGGATTTATGCAGGCTAACGGCAAAATGACTGATGTTAAAATTCAAGGCGGGGATGCAAGAAGGGGGATCACATGGCCTTAACTATCATTAAAAATAATTATTTTGAGAATACAACTATTATTCTTGATGGTCTTCATTATGAGGCATGTACCTTTGAAAGTTGCGTTATCCAATATTCAGGTTTGGGAGAGTTTGGTTTAGTTGGGTGTACTTTTAACGCATGTACATGGTCATTTGCAGGTCCTGCAGCAAACACATTAGCCTTTATGAGTAATATTTACAAAAATATGGGCGATTTTGGCAAAGAATTGGTTGAGTCCACCTTTGAAAATTTAAAAAAATAATAACCTCATTGATTCATTATTTTGGTTGAATCAAATGCTGATATTAAATAAAGCCGCCTCCGGGCGGTTTTTTACTTCCTGAATAAAATTTAAATTATTAATTAAGCTATGCTGAAGGCTCGGCTTAATAATGCTTACAATCAAATTAGGAGCGGTTATGCCCAGCCCTGAACTAACACCATCGCAACAGGTCCGTTTTAGTCTTTTATCGGCAGTGAACTTCGATACCGCTGCAGCAGCAGAAGCTATCAAGTTTGTGGAGGACGACCAGCTTAAGTACCAGCTGTTCATCCAGCACCTCAACCGCGTAACCAGCGAAAACGGCTGGGTTGCCCGCACGACCAAGGCAATTCAGGAAGCGAAGGAAACGCTGATACTGTTTCCGACTCCAGAAGCTTAAGGCATTACAGCAGGCATTCGCGGAGTGCCTGTGATAATGCTATGGTATTTCCTTACTCAAAAGTGGGGATTTTATGAAAATAGATCATGAGTACCTTAAGGGATTGCTAGAGGCATTCGAAGCTTCTGAAGGCCCGCAAACTGATATCAAGAAACTGAAACAGCAAGGTTTCGATTACGCTACTGAGTCTTTTCTTTTCCATATGCGATTGTTAGATGATAGAGGGCTGATCTGTCAGAGTAATGGTTCGTTTGGTTTTGGTGTAGCCGAATCAATGGATGGATATGTTTCTTGGTCCGTAGTTCCACTACGGTTAACTGCTGATGGCCATGATTTCCTAGAGGCTTTAAAAAATAAAGAAGTGTGGAGCGCGGTTAAATCTGGCTTTAAAGACGCCAGCATGGGAACTCTTGTGGATGTTTCTAAGCGATTGTTTGATGGCTTCATCCAGAAAAAAATAGACAGTATTCTCGGTTAGAGCCAAAACCGCCTTAGGGCGGTTTTTTATTGCCATCACCATGGGTAGACCCATCGTAATGGCTATAGCGGATAAATAATAAATATACCCTATAGTGGTTAAACATATTGTCCGCTATGGCTGAGCTTGTTCGATGTAGTTCGTACTGTTCTTAAGTCAGGCGATTTACAGCATTCTCAGGATTAAACCCATGGCGTCAAACTCACCCTGGCACCACCTCTATAACACCAAGCACTGGTACAGGCTCCGCTATCATCAGCTTCAGAAACAACCGCTTTGTGAGTTTCATCTCAAACGAAATCAGGTGATATCCGCATCCATCGTTGACCATATCACCCCGCACAAGGGCGATGAGACCCTCTTTCATGACCCGGATAACTTGCAGAGTTTATGCAAACGCTGCCATGACTCGGTTAAGCAACGCATGGAGAAGGGCGGAACGATAACCGAGTTCGACAACGATGGCCGGGTTATCTGGTAACAGGAGCACGCAATGCAAGATCTGAAGATTGAATACCGCGATGGCAAGCTGGTGGAGCTGAGCATTGATGGTGTGAGCTTTAAAACCGTCACCGCGATCACCTTCAACCATGAAATCGGCGAGACGCTACCAGCCGTCAGCCTGTCCTTCCCGCTCGGTGTCGGAGAACGGCTGGTGCCTGCCAGCCTCTCCCGCGAAAATCTGCGGATCTTTGAAAAATGAGATTCATTCTCACATCGTTGATGTGGCGGCAGGGGGGAGGGGTAAAACTCTGGCCGTAACATTTTAAAGACCGCGCTCCCAGTTTCATTTTTAAAAACGTCCAGAAAAAAAGGAAAAATGCGATGGCACAGCGAGGCAGAAAATCTCTTGCCGCAACGTCGGCTGTCTCGCTTCCGGCTCTGGCTGAAAGCAGGCTGCAGCCGTCGTTACACCTCAGCGACCCGGAAATAAACGTCTGGGTCCGGCTGGTCAATGACAACCCGGCCAGCTCATTTACCGAAACGCACCGCGATATGCTGGAAATGTACTGCCGGCATGTGGTGCAGGCGCGACTGTTAACCACCCAGATTGAAGAGTTCGAGCTGGAGTGGCTGGCCCGTGATGATGGCCTGAAGCGGTACGATAAATTGCTCACGATGCGCGAACGTGAAGTGCGCTCTGCGTCCTCTCTGGCGACGCGCCTTCGAATTACCCGCCAGGCCACCGCCGATCCTAAAACTGTTGGCCGCGCAAATAACAATCTGCCACGGGAGAGAAAACCCTGGGAAATTGAATAAGGCTCTTTGATGGCTAAAAAAACTCTGACAAGAGCCGAGAGGAATATCCTCTGGTGCGAAAGAAATATCGTTATTCCTGAAGGTAAGTTTGTCGGCCAGCCCCTGAAAATGGCAGAGTTCATGAAGGACGACTTCAGGGCTATCTTTGACAACAAGCATGGTACCCGTCGCGCAATCATCAGCCGCGGGCGCAAAAACGCCAAAACCGTTGAAACCGCCATGCTGATGCTGCTCTACCTGGTGGGGCCGGAGGCCGCGCCGAACTCGCAGCTGTATTCTGCCGCGCGCTCGCGTGACCAGGCTGCCATTCTGTTTAACCTGGCCTCCAAGATGTGCCGGATGAACCCGGTGCTTATGCAGTATGTGGCGATCAAGGATTCGGCGAAAGAGATTCACTGCCCTGAGCTGGGCTCTTATTACCGCGCACTGAGCGCAGAGGCCACCACGGCCTATGGTTTCTCGCCGCGATTTGTCGCCCACGATGAGCTGGGCCAGGTGCGCGGGCCGCGCGACCCGCTTTATGAAGCTCTGGAAACCGCGACCGCTGCTCAGGATAACCCTATCTCGGTAATCATCAGCACCCAGGCACCCGATGCGAGCGACTTACTCAGCCTGCTGATTGATGATGGCCTGACCGGTGCCGATCCGCGGACGGTGGTACGGCTGCAGACCGCGCCGGAAGATATCGATCCTTTCTCTGTCGAAGCCATCCGACTGGCTAACCCGGCCTTCGATGTGTTCATGAACCAGAAAGAAGTTCTGGATATGGCCGCCAGCGCGAAGCGCCTCCCGTCGCGCCAGGCCGAGTTTGAGAACCTGGTGCTTAACCGTCGCGTCGAGGCTAAAAGCCCGTTTGTCAGCCAGACCGTCTGGCACATGAACAAAGAAGAGCCTGGAGAACTGGCGGGCGCTACTGTCTGGGGCGGGCTGGACCTTTCCAGCGTGTCGGACCTGACCGCGCTGGTGCTCAACACAACGCAGGGCGATGTGCATTGTAAGTTCTGGCTCCCTGAAGAAGGGCTGGCGGACAAGGCGCGTAACGATCGTGTGCCTTATGACATCTGGGCGAAGCAGGGCTGGCTGAACACGACTCCGGGCAAAGCCATTGAGTACGCCTTTATTGCCCGGGAGCTGCGGCGCGTTTTTGATATCTGTAACGTCAGGGCGCTGGCGTTCGACCGCTACAACATGCGCTTCCTTCGCCCGCATCTCATCGACGCTGGTTTCACTGAGGCGGAGCTCGAACGGTTCGTGGAGTTCGGCCAGGGTTTTGTCTCCATGTCGCCTGCTCTCAGGGAGCTGGAAGCCAAACTGCTCGGCGCGCAGCTGAAGCACGGCAACCATCCGATCCTCGAAATGTGCGCCAAAAACGCCACGGTAATCACCGACCCCGCCGGTAACCGCAAGTTTGTGAAAGGCAAATCGAGCGGCCGTATCGACGGCATGGTGGCACTGGCGATGTCTATCGGCGCACAGACCAGTGATGAGGTGGAGGATCCGGGCGACGTTAACGATTTCATTTACAACTTTTTGAGCGTTTAAAAATGGCAGATACCGATTACAGCATTGACCTGCGAACGCGATCGCCATTCTGGGCGCGCATGGCCTCTATTCTGACCGGTGGCCGCCTGGTCACGCCGGATAACGGCTCGCAGATGGCGGGCACATCAGCTCATGGCACCGTCGGGGAATCGGTGGTGAGCGATGAGCGCAACATGTCGATCAGCACCGTATGGGCCTGCATCCGGCTCATCTCTACCGTCACAGCCTCGTTACCGCTGGATGTTTTTGAAACCGTGGATGATCAGCGAAAGAAAGTCGGCAACCAGAACCCGCTGGCGAAGCTTCTTCGCTTCCGGCCCAACAACTTCATGACCGCACTGGAGTTTCGCGAGGCGATGACAATGCAGCTCTGCGCCTACGGCAATGCCTACGCGCATGTGGAGCGAAACAGCGTCGGCGATGTCATCAGCCTGCTTCCGCTGATGAGCGCAAATATGGATGTCCGGCTCGATGGAAAAAATGTCATCTACCGGTACCGGCGCGACAGCGAGTATGTGGACTTTAAGCCGAAAGAGATATTCCACCTGAAAGGCTTCGGCTTTAACGGGCTGGTCGGGTTGTCGCCGCTGGCGTTCAGCGCCAAATCTGCAGGCGTGGCGATTGCTATGGAAGATAACCAGCGGGAGTTTTTCGCTAACGGCGCGAAGTCTCCGCAAATCCTGATGACTGACGGCAAGGTGCTGACCAAAGAGCAGCGCGGGCAGCTGGAAGAAAACTTTAAGGAGATTGCCGGTGGCCCGGTGAGAAAACGCCTCTGGATCCTGGAGAGCGGGTTCACCACGCAGCCTATCGGTATCTCGCCGCAGGACGCACAGATGCTTGAGGCCCGTAAGTTTCAGGTGGCAGAGCTGGCGCGCTTTTATGGTGTTCCGCCGCACCTGGTTGGTGATATTGAAAAAACTACTTCATGGGGCAGCGGCATTGAACAGCAGAACCTCGGCTTTCTCCAGTACACCCTGAAACCCTATCTCGATCGCTGGGAGTACAGCATAGAGCGCTGGCTGGTAAAAGAGTCCGATCAGGGAAGGCTGCACGCCGAGCATAACCTTGATGGCCTGCTTCGTGGTGACTCAGCGAGTCGCGCTACCTTCATGCAAACCATGGTTAATACAGGGATCCGGACCGTTAACGAAGTTCGGCGACTGGATAATCTTCCGCCTTTGCCTGGCGGTGATGTGGCGACGCGCCAGTCGCAGAACGTACCCATTACCGACCTCGGAACAAACAAAGAGCCCCGCAATGACGGGGCTTAATTTTTATGGGGGCCACGATGCCTGATATTCACAAGACGCTGGCGTTCGACCAGACCGAAATCAAGTTCACCGGCGACGGCAGCAAGGGAACTTTTGAAGGGTATGCCTCGGTTTTCAATAACACCGACGCCGATGGCGACATTATTTTGCCCGGCGCTTTCGCTGGTGTGGTGGCTAACCAGAGCCGCAAGGTGGCGATGTTCTTTAACCACCAGACGCGAGCTATTCCGGTCGGCAAGTGGGATGCCATGCACGAAGACGAGAAGGGGCTTTTTGTTCGGGGACAACTCACTCCCGGGCTAAGCCTGGCCGAGGACCTGAAAGCCGCCATGCAGCATGGCACCGTTGAAGGTATGTCGGTGGGTTTTTCAGTCGGCCCGGATGATTACACCGTCGGCACGTCCGGCCTCATCTTCAAAAATATTTCTTACCTGCGGGAAATCAGTGTCTGCACTTTCCCGGCCAACGAGCTGGCGGGCGTAACCGCCATGAAGAGCATCGACGGCATTAAAACCATTCGTGACGCGGAGGCCTGGCTGAGGGATTCAGTCGGCCTTACGCGCGCTGAAGCGCAGGCGTTTATCGCCCGCGTGAAGTCCGCAGGCCGAAGCGAGTTCGGCGGCGGCGACATTGACGCGCTGGCACAGCGCATAACTTCCTTTGCCGCTAACCTGCGGAATCCTTAACGGAGCAAAACATGTCTGAATTAGCAACCCTGGAAAAAGCGATCGAGAACTCCCAGAAAGAAGTGAAGGAGCTTATCGAGGAGCAGCGTAAATCCATCAACCAGAATGGCGAAATCAACAAGCAGCTGCAGACCGACCTGGCTAAAGCCCAGGATGAACTGAAAACCACCGGTACCCGCCTGTTCGATCTTGAGCAGAAACTGGCTGGCAACTCGCCTGAACAGACCGCCAAGAAGTCCTTTGCAGAACGCGTGTCCGAAGACCTGATGAAAGGCTGGGACGGCTCACGCACCAAAGCGAAAGTGACCAGCTTCGACAAAGCGATCGGCTCTGGTGCGAACTCCGCCGGCGCGCTGGTTCTGCCACAGCAGCAGCCAGGGATTCTTATGCCAGGTCTGCGTCGCCTGACCGTCCGTGACCTGCTGGCACAGGGGCGCATCACCAGTAACGCGCTGGAATACGTGCGTGAAAATGTATTCACCAACGCCGCGGCGCCAGTGGCGGAAGGTACCCTCAAGCCTGAAAGTAACATCACCTTCACCAAAGAAACGGCGAACGTGAAAACCATCGCCCACTGGATCCAGGCGTCGCGCCAGATCATGGATGATGCCCCGGCTCTGCAGTCCTACATCAACTCCCGCATGATGTACGGCCTCGCACTGGTAGAAGAGAACCAGATGCTGAACGGGGATGGCACCGGCGACAACCTGCAGGGGCTGAACGTGGTGGCGACCGACTACGAAACCGCACTCAACGCGACCGGAGATACCGGTGCCGATGTTCTGGCGCATGCCATTTACCAGGTGTCGCTGAGTGAGTTTGAAGCCGATGGCATCATTCTCAACCCGGCGGACTGGCACCGCATCGCGCTGCTGAAAGACGCCAATGGCAATTACATCATGGGCGGCCCACAGGCGTTTGCCTCCAAAGTGCTCTGGGGTCTTCCGGTGGTGTCAACCACGGCACAGACGGCAGGCAAATTCACCGTTGGCGCGTTTGGCCTGGCATCTCAGGTGTGGGACCGCATGGATGCAACCATTGAGATCAGTAACCAGGATCGCGACAACTTCGTTAAAAACATGCTGACCATTCTGTGCGAAGAGCGCCTGGCGCTGGCGCACTACCGTCCTGCAGCTATCGTCACTGGCGATGTTGCGGTTTCCTCCGGCGAATAACAGAAGGGCGCGGTCAGTAATGGCCGCGTTTAATGTATGAAAATTAAAGCTCTCCGTATGTTCTCGCATTATCACCTGGGCACGGTATCCCAGGGCGAAACCCGCGTGGTGAAGAAAGAAATCGGCGAAGCGCTGGTCAAACTGCACCTGGCCGAAGAGGTTGAGCCCGAAAAGGCGAAAACCTCCGATCCTGAGCCGCCTGCAAAATCCAAAACCGGAGGTAAAGGTGGAAATAAGCGCGGAGCAGATGGCGCTGATAAAGACGCATCTGAGGGTTGATAGCGACGCCGAAGATTCGCTCATCGCAGCCTACACATCAGCGGCCGTCGATTATGTTGAGCAGTTCTGCGACGGCGCGCTGGTGGAAACATTGACACCCCGGGTGGAAGGGGAAGCGCCGCCCCGTGAAGTTCTTTTAACTTCCGGTATCTGGGCGGCAATGCTTTTGCTGATTGGCCACTGGTATGCGAACCGCGAAGCAGCAGCGCAGAACCTCACGGAAATGCCGTTGGGTGTTGAGGCGCTGCTGATACGGCACCGGAGGTGGCATTGATGGCCTGTTCCGGATGTGCCGCGCGACGTGAGTGGCTAAAAAAGTGGATGAAAATCGCCTATGAACGAGCAACAGGTAAACCAGCTGCTGAGCGCAATGGCAGCCCAGACAGCAGCGATGAACCGACTGGCGGAGTCAAACGAAGCTCTAACGGCGGTGATCTACCAGTCAATGGTAGTTGAAGAGAGTGAAGCTGAACTTCCACAGCATACTTACCTCAGCGGCAAGCCCAGGAGGTGATCATGCAGGCGGGGAAGCTCAATAAACGAATCATGCTTCAAAAGCCTGTTAAAACGCAGAGCCCAGTTACCGGCGCGGTGGTTAATGGATGGGCTGACATGGCTGAGCTATGGGCCAACGTTACCGATTTGTCTGCTCGCGATTTTGTGGCCGCGCAGGCGGGACAGAGCGAGGTAACCACACGGATCACCATTCGCTGGCGTGATGATGTCACGGATAAGCACCGCATTCTTTACCGTGGACGCGTTTACGATATTCAGGGCGTACTTGAAGACGATAAAAGCGGCCGGGAATATCTGACGCTGCCATGTTCGCGAGGGGTTAACGATGGCTGACGGTGTAGATTTCAGCATCATCGGTGTTGAGGCGTTGCTGGGAAAACTATCCTCCGTCAGTGACGATCTGCGCCGTCGCGGCGGTCGTGCAGCACTTCGGCGCGCCGGTAACGTTATTTTCGAAAAAGCGAAAGAGAACGCCAGACGTATCGATGATCCGCACACCGGACGCAGCATAGCTGATAACGTGGCTATGCGCTGGAACGGACGCCTCTTCAAGACTACCGGTAACCTGGGTTTTCGTATCGGCGTTCTTCACGGTGCAGTCCTGAAAAAAAATCCTGATCTCGGTGAGAATGCGCCGACGCCACACTGGCGCCTGAAGGAGTTCGGTACCGAGAAGGTGAGGGCGGAACCATTTATGCGTCCTGCAGCAGAAAGCAACGGCGGGGAGGTGGTAAATGTGTTCGCGACCGAATATGAAAAGTCTCTGGACCGGGCAATTAAGCGAGCGCAGAAAAAAGGAGTACCACCATGATCGCCCCAATATTTACCGTCTGCGCTGCCAGCCAGTCGGTGGTGGCGCTGCTGGGCGGCGACACGCTGCGACTCTATCCGTTCGGCCAGCAGGACGACAACGTGATCTATCCCTACGTGGTGTGGCAGAACGTTACCGGCTCTCCCGAGAACTACCTGGCCCAGCGCCCTGACGCAGACTCTTTTACGCTGCAGGTTGATGTGTATGCCGATACGCCAGACCAGGCGATCACCGTGGCCGCCGCGGTACGTGATGCGATTGAACCGCATGCCTATATCACACGTTGGGGTGGACAGGACAAAGACTCAAACACAAAACGCTATCGCTATTCGTTCGACGTTGACTGGATAGTAAAACGTTGACTCATCAACACACCGGCTCAGAGCCGGTTTTTTTATACCCGGAGATAACTATGTCAGTAGTGACTCAAGGCACGCAGCTCTTTGTTCTCGCTAACGGCGCTGTGAGCGAAGTGGAATGCATCACAGCATTTTCACCCGGCGGCAACCCCGCCGACCAGATTGAAGATACCTGCCTGAGCGAGCGCAGCACGCGTACCTATAAAAAGGGTTTACGTACTCCGGCTGCGGCAACATTAACCCTCAACGCAGATCCTGCCAATGCCAGCCATCTTATGCTGCACAGTCTGGCTGAGTCTGATAATCAGCAGGATCTGACCTGGGCGGTGGGGTGGGCTGACGGCGAGTCAGAGCCAACTGCAGCAACTGGTGCCGATCCTGATGCGGTAGATGGCCTGTCACTTCCAGACGACCGCACCTGGTTTGTTTTCAAAGGTAAGGTGACTGATTTCCCGTTCGACTTTGCAGCGAACACTGTAGTCGCCACTTCCGCTACGGTCCAGCGATCAGGCCCTTCTGTTTGGGTACCAAAAGCGCAAGCTGGCAGTTAATTGATATGCGGGGTAAATCCCCGCAAACCTTAAGTATTCAAGGAGAATAAGTCATGCAGCTCACCCTCAATAATCTGAAAGAAGCTGGGGCTTTCACTGGCCGCCCAATTGAGAAGGAAATTACCTGGAAGCAGGGCGATGAAGAACTGACTGCTACTGTGTTTATCCGACCAGCGGGCTATCATGCTGCAACTCAGGGCATTCAGGCCAGCGCCGGTAAGATTGATGGCGTGGCTGGTTATATCGCGGCTGCAGTGTGCGATGAGGCTGGTAATCCCGTATTTACTGCGAAGGATATTACTGGTGAGGCCGACCCTGAACGCGGCGCCCTGGACGGTGCGCTAACGGTGGCGCTCCTGGTTGCCATTCAGGAGGTGAATGAGTTGGGAAAGACGACCTCACGGCTGAAGATGAAGTCTGGTGCGAGCTCGTCCTCAACGGCATCGGGGGAAGGACAATCGCGGAAGCTCAAGAGCGACTCAGTCTTAGAGAATTCCATCTCTGGCTCAGATACCGAAGCCGGTACGGTGGCCTGAATCCCATGATGAGGGCAGAGTGGGGGGCCGCGATGGTCGCCTCAGTGGTGGCGAATGTCAATAAAGGAAAGGATACTCCTTCGTTCCGCGTCAGTGATTTCGCACCGCACATCAACGAGCCTGCCATTTCTTTGGATCAAGCCATGCAGGAGTGGGCATAGGCTTGCTTGGTCTGGGCGGAGGTAACTACAAGAGGTAAATCGGGCATAACTACTATTCAGCCAAACCCGCTTAACTGCGGGTTTTCATTCTGAGGTCGATTGAGATCAACAAATCGTCCTTTGCCATTGCAGTAAAGAACTTTTTGGTTAAGATGTTTCCGACTGCAATCAAAGGGAACAATTAATGAAAAAGATTTTAGCTTTGGCGCTTGGAGCGCTTTTACTGTCTGGCTGTACTGCTCCAGTTTACAATTACATTCCTCAGGAAAAGAGCTTTAGCGTTCCGCCATTGAATACTTCAACAACAACATATGTTGGCGAGGAAATGGTTAAACAGGGTGTAGACTCAAGTAGCGATGCTATTCACTTCGAGCAGTCTACGCAAATTGGTGAAAGCTTTTATTATGTTATCCCAGCAGGTGACTACGCTAAAGTCGGTCAACAGGGAGATTCGGAGTTTTTCAGCGGAATCAATAGCCGGACTGGGGCAGCCATACCTTATAGGCCAATGATTAACGATCCGGTTAAAAATATTCAATTAAAAAACTCAGGTGAAATTTGCATCATCACCGTATTTAACGGGACAAAGTGCGATACAGGTAAAACTTTCAGCAAGGTCAAATTGAATTCATCTGTTAAAAGCTCTTTCCAGCAGACGCTAATCTATAACGGAAAGGTTGGGAGCAAAATAAATATTGGTTATAGGGAGTATTCTGATGGGTTGGCTCGTCCAGCCTTTTCTAATGAGGTTGAATACGATCTATCTGAGTCCAAAACAATTCGCTACAAGGGAGCGATACTTGAGATCCTAGAAGCCAATAACCAATCAATAACTTTTAAGTTAACGAGAAATTTTAACACGCAATAACACTGTTGTTTCCCATCTAAACCCAGCTCAGGCTGGGTTTTTTTATATCTGGAGTTTACATGGCTGGCAAATCACTTGGCACGCTCACAATCGACCTGATTGCAAAAACGGGTGGATTTGTTTCAGGCCTTAATCAGGCGGAACGCGCCTCTGCAAAGTGGAGCAAGCAGGTACAGGATGATGCAGCATCCGCCAGTGCTTCTCTGGCTGGTATTGGTGCGGCGGCCGTAACTGCTGGTCTGGGTGTTGGTGCGGCTGGCTTTCAGTTGCTGAAAAGCACTTCCAAGCAGATTACCGAAACTGACCGTTGGGCAAAATCGTTAAGGATATCAACTCAGGAGCTTTTAGCATGGCAGTTTGCTGCTGAAAAGGCAGGGGTGTCCGGCGATCAGATGGCTGATATTTTCAAGGATATTAGCGATAAGATTGGTGACGCGGTCCTGAATAAATCAGGTGAAGCCGTAGATGCCCTAAATGCTCTTGGTTTGTCCGCTGAGAAATTATCAAAAGTCAGTCCTGATAAACAGCTTCTGGCGATTGGTGAATCTCTCAGTAAAATCGCCACCAATGCTGAAAAGACAACAATACTGGAAAGCTTGGGCAACGACCTGTCAAAACTGCTTCCACTGTTCGATAACAATAATGAAAAACTGAAGCAGTTTATTGATCTGGCGAAAGACAATGGTATAGCGCCAGATCCGTCGTCTATTGATGACTTGGTCAAAGTTAACCAGTTATTCGAGGACATGGAAGCTCAGGTTTCCGGCCTGAAGATGGAGATTGCAGCTGGCCTGGCGAAAGTAGACCTCACCCCACTGCAAAACTCCCTCGATAAGCTTCACGATGTATTAACCGATCCTGTGGTCCTGCAGGGTATATCAGATCTGGTATCGGAAGTTGCACAATTGGCTGGCTGGCTTGTTAAAGCCGCAGCTGGAGCTGGTCAACTCGCCGCAAGCACTGGCAACAGATTTGCAGCGCTGAGCGGTAAAATTGACCTGAATAATATCGACCAGGTAAACGAGCGAATCGCTTATCTCCAAAAAAATCTTGAGGGAAGAAAGGGGTTTTATTCGCAGGATAAATCAATGTTCGCCTGGCTCACTGGAGAGGATGACAGTGTCAAGACCCTCAATGATGAGCTGAACACACTTATCAAAACCAGAGATAAGCTTGCCAAACCAATCGTAGGTGCACTTCCTCTTGGACCTGCCACTGTCGTTAGAGAAAAGCCATTTGCTCTCCCACCAGGTGGCACTAACGGCAAGGTTACCCCAGATTCTGGAGCTAAAAAGCTTGAAAGTGCATTTAAGGCTACTGAGCTGGCCTATCAGCGACAAATCGCCCTGATAGATACGACTGGCAAGAAAGTAACCGAGGTAACTGAACTTCAGCGCCTTCAGTTTGATATCGCGGACGGTAAACTAACGGGCCTGAACGAGACGCAAAAAACGCGACTCAGCCAACTCGCTACTGAAATCGACCGGCTGAACGATATTAAGAAGCTGAACGAAGAAAATCTAAAATTGGCAGAGTTTGTCATTAACCTGCAGACCTCAAACCGAAACGATAAAGCATCGCTGGATATTGATATTGCCGGCAGATGGTTGGGTGATGAAGAGCGTGAACGAATGCGTGAACGCCTCCGGATCGAGGCTGACTTCCTTTCCCAGCAGGCAGAACTTCAGAAGCAATATCAGTCTGGTGACATTACCAAAAGCCTGTATGACCGAGAAACTGAAGCTCTTAACGACTCGCTCGCAGAGCGCCTCCGTATTCAGGAGGAATATTATCAACAGCTTGATCAGCTGAGAAATGATGGCACTGCTGGTTTTGTTTCAGGACTGGCCACGCAGATTGAAGCCTCTATGGATCTGTACAGCAACATGCAGGAGGTTGGTGCGCAGGCATTCAGCAGCTTAACCGATATGATCGTTGAGTGGGCTGAAACCGGGAAAATGAACGTGAAAGACTTCGCATCCACGTTTATTCAGTCTATGGGCGCAGCCCTACTCCAGTACGCCGCAGCCCAAGTTGCAATGGCTGCTCTGCAAGCCTTCACCGCGATGATTGGTGTTCCATATGTCGGGCCAGCTCTGGCAGGTCCAGCCGCTACAGCTGCAGCAGCCAGCGCCGGGGTCCTGATGCTTGGGGTTAGCACAGCTCTTAAAGGTCAGGCTCATGACGGTATCGACTCGGTACCGGAAACGGGGACATGGCTTTTACAAAAAGGCGAGCGAGTTACTACAGCTAAAACCAGCGCAAAACTGGACGCCACCCTTGACCGTGTTGGCAGGCAGTCCACTGGAGGTCAGGCTCCAAACATCAATATACCCCTGGAAATTCACGGCGATACCGACCAGCGCACCCTGACGCTTATTGAGGGTGCTGTGATGCGTGGAGCGAAATTAGGGTACCAGATGACCACCAACGATCTGGCAGCCGGAACGGGGAAGGCGTCCAAGGCTCTTAACGGCGGGTGGACTGTAGGAAGGAAAAAACGCTGATGGCTATTTCAACCAGCATTAACTATCCGCATGACGCACTACCCGTACCGCTACAGGAAGGTTATGGGCTGCGTCCCGTAAGTCCAATAGCCAGAACGCAAATGACCAGTGGGCGAGCGCGGCAACGTCGGCGTTATACCTCAACCCCAACTGTCGCAACTGTTTCCTGGTTGCTGACTGATTCTCAGGCTCAGGCGTTTGAGGCGTGGTACCGCGATGCGATTACCGATGGTGCCGCCTGGTTCAACATGAACTTGCGAACACCGGGAGGGGAGGCGGCAAAAGTTTGCCGCTTTACGGATATCTACCAAGGCCCAGATCTGGAGGGCGGCAACTTCTGGCGCTACTCAGCCGAGCTTGAATTATACGAGCGCCCATTGCTTCCGCCTGGCTGGGGTAATTTCCCCGGATTGGTTGCGGGCTCCGACATTATCGATGTGGCACTAAACAGGGAGTGGCCTGAAGCATGACAATACTTAACCGGCTTTATGCCAGTGGTGGGGATGAGGTCATTATTGATACGTTGCAGATAACTGTCGGTGGCCACGACTACTGGCTGACGCGGGGATGGGATGATGTAACTGTCACCCTGGAGAATGGTGCTCAGGCCACATTCCTGGCATCAGCCATTGATGTGGCTTTACCGGCACGCAATGCAGATGGCACGCAGGATCTGAAATTCGCAATCAGCAATATTGAGGGAGTTGTTTCAACAGCTATCCGCGATGCGCTGGATAATCTCAGCGATGCCCGGCTAACCTTTCGGCGCTATTTATCTACAGACCTGTCATCTCCAGCAACCCCGCCCTTTGCCCTCGCGATAAAAGAGGGGTACTGGACAGCAATGGAGGTACAAATCACAGCCGGATACATGAATATTCTTGATACTGCGTGGCCGCGCTATCGCTACACACTACCGGACTTCCCGGGCCTCCGTTACCTGCAGTAGGAAATCACCATGTTCAATCCTGACAAATACCTCTCCGTCACCTGGCGGATGGGCGGCCGCTCTTACCCTATTCTGGACTGTTACGGCGTAATCCATGAGGTGCGTCGAGATCTCGGCCTTCCGGACTGGCCTGTGTTTGAGGGGGTTATCAACGAAGGCTGTCAGATGAATGACACCTACAACAGCTTCCGAAGCAGGGTTCAGAAATGCGAGCCGGAAGAAGGGGCGGTTGCGGCATGTTATACCTCTGGCTTGGTCACGCATCTGGGGATCGCTGTCAACGTGAACGGGGCGCTGCATATCCTGGAGGCAAACCCCAAACGCAACGTGACCATCCTGCCGCTGGCTCGTTTTCTTCGTCAGTATGTCAAAGTGGAGTTCTATAAGTGACGATCCGAATTTCCCCACCCCGGCTTGAAGGCGAGCCGCTGGAGACGCATCAGCATGCCAGCACCACCATTGCCGACTGGTTTGCCTGTATCGTGCAGGGCTGGAAGTCTGATATGGCCCATCCGGTGGCGGTAGATGTGAATGGTGTTTCGATTCCCCTTGGCGAGTGGGGGATGAAGATTATTGACCCGGATGATGACGTAAGAATTTTCCCCGTTCCGTTTGGGCCTGCTGCTCCTGCATGGCTGGTATGGACTGCGGTAGCCGTCGCTGTAGCCTCGGCGGCTTATTCTATCTACATGATTACCTCGATGTCTCAGCCTGGCAGTAGTGGTGGGGCTCAGCCTGGTAACGGAGACCAGATTGATCTCAATCCTGCTAAAGCGAATACGGCTCAACTGGGTGCAGCAATCCGGGAAATCTTCGGCAAATATCGCGTCTGGCCTGATTACGTCGTGCAGCCGGTGAGCCGGTTCGTCAACGAGACCAGCATGGAAACCAGCATGTTCCTGTGCGTGGGCGTCGGTGACATGGTGATTAACCAGTCCGATATCCGGATTGGCAATACGCCGATCTCCGCTTTCGGTACCGACGTGCGTTACACCATCTACCCACCTGGCACTAATGTATCCGGCGACACGCGTACCGAAAACTGGTTCAACTCACCAGAGGTAGGGAATACCGGTTCCGGTACCGCCGGGCTGGACCTTGGCTCAAGCGGCCCGGAGACGGTAAGTATTATCGCTGATGCGCTGGTAGTGTCCGGAAACTCCATCACGCTGGTTGACGTATCGTCGTCTGGCGATGAGGAAATCCCGCCATCGTGGACTGTCGGAACGGTGATCACCGTGCTGGCACCAAACTCCTATACGGTCGTGTCGTCCGGCGGTTACAGCGTGATTTATGGCGGCGTGGAGGAACTGGCTCCAGTGGTCGGAATGCCGGTGTCTCTGAACTATAACGGCAATGACTACGACCTGGTGATCGCCAGCTACGCCCCTGGCGTTCCGGCGGTGCCGGGGGTAGGCGGTAGCGCCGCCAGAATCACCGCCAGTGCCGCGCCGACGACTTACGATTTCAGCGCAACGCCTGTGACGTTCAGCATCAGCTGGCAGGGCACTACCTATCCGGTATCGCTGGTAACCAACTACGTCACCATGTCGGGACTGGTTTCCTCCATCACCTCGCAGCTCTCCGGCTCCGGACTGGTCGCGCGCGATAACAGCGGTCGGCTTGAAATCGGTGAAGCCAGCAGCCCGTTCGCTGGCGGAAACATCACGAACAGCCCGTTACCTGCACCTGCATTCGGTGATACACCGGTCAATAAGGCTGGCGTGAAGTCGACGGGTGGCAGTGCAGAGGTGAGGGCGCACATTACCCTGGCCTACAACAGCGCCACTGGCACGCCGTTTACCGGACTGCCGGAGGGCATTCAGCGCTTCTCTCTGGGATTGGCTGGCAATCAGTTCCGGATCACCGATGTGGACAGCCAGACGGTGACGGTAGAGCGGGTAACGGTCACCACAGGCCCAGAAGGTGAAACAATCACGACGCCAGACCCGTCCTGGCCGGGATTCACTGAGCGTACGCTACTGGATGCCACCGTGACGGGTGTCAGCGACGATTACGAATGGGTCGGCCCGTTCCTAGCGTGCCCTGATGGCGAAACGCTGGACGCATTCGAGGTGAATATCAACTTCCAGAACGGACTGGTGCGTTACACCGATAAAGGAAACAAGCGTTCCATGCCGGTGCGCCTGGTGATCCAGTATCGCAAGGTTGGCACTACCACCTGGCAGCAGCAGTCCCCGTTTTATTCACGCAGTACCGAAAACCAGATCGGGTTTACGCATCGCTACAGCGTCTCTCCCGGGCAGTACGAGATCCGGATGCGCCGAACCGAACCGGTTAAAGGGGGCAGCACACGTGACCAGGTATTCTGGCAGGCGCTGCGCTCCCGGTTGAGCAAACGGCCCTCAAAGTACGATGGTGTCACCACCATGGCGCTGACCGTGCGCACAGGGAACCGGCTGGCGGCTATGTCTGATCGCCGGATAAGCGTCACGCCAACCCGGATTTACAGCGGCGGCAGAACGGCGCGGAGCATCAGCGGTGCGCTATACCATGTGCTGGAGTCGCTGGGGTTCACGGCCAGCCAGATTGACTCGGCGGCAATTGATGCGCTGGAGCAAACCTACTGGACGCCCCGCGGGGAGAAGTTCGACTGGGCGAGCGGGGAGAGTAAATCAGCGCTTGAGGTGCTGCAGAAAATCACCAACGCGGGGATGGGATATTTCCTGCTGTCTGACGGGCTGGCGTCTGCTGGCCGGGAAGGGATTAAACCCTGGGTAGGCATGATCACCCCGCAGGAAACCACCGAGGAACTGCAGACCGCGTTTAAAGCCCCGTCACAGGACGATTACGACGGCGTGGACGTGACGTATATCAACGGTACCACCTGGGCAGAGGAAACCGTGCAGTGTCGCCAGCCCGGCAATCCAACACCGCTGAAAATCGAGAGCTACACGCTGGATGGCGTTCTGGATGAGAATCGCGCCTACCGCATCGGCATGCGCCGGCTGCTGGGTTATCAGCTGCAGCGCCTGCAGCACACCACTTCGACCGAGATGGATGCGCTCTGTTATGAGTTCATGGATCGCATTGTGCTGGCAGACGACATCCCCGGGAGCCAGACGCTGAGTTGCCTGATTACCGATATGACGTATGACAGCAGCAAAATCACCCTGACGCTCAGTGAGGCCCCGGACTGGTCTTTCCAAAGCCCTCGCGTGATTATCCGCCACCAGGACGGCAGAGCATCGGCAATGGTAGCGCCGACACGCATTGACGACTTCACCATTTCGGTGCCGTACAGCGCCGCGCTGGAGCCGGAATTGTGGGCGATGAATGATGCGTACATTGAGCCGCCGCGCCTGCTGTTTTGTTCCTCAGTTCGTGTGCCGTACGACGCCCTGGTGGGAGAAATAACTCCAGGCAATGACGGGGTGAGTCAGGTAACAGCCATCCAATATCACCCCGGAAAATATGCTTACGATGATGCCACATATCCCGGCGACGCCGCTTAACAGCCATTCAACTTTATCTAACCCGCTTCGGCGGGTTTTTTTATGCCCGGAGCGAGCATGACTATATACGGCACAAACAAACCGTTGGGCTCAACTGACCCGAAGGACCTTTTTGATAACGCCCAGAATCTGGACTTCGCGCTAAACGATATTACCCGAACTATCTGGAAAGACCGTTTTGGCAGGGATCGCAAAAGCTATTGGGGGATGGAGCAGGATTTTAATAATCAACTCCAGACTCAGGCAAACACTTTTTCGGCGCAGATTTTCACTCAGGAACAGCGATTCAATCTGTTTATTCAGAGTTCAGGTTATACAGTTATCGGCGATTACAGCGCGGGCCCGCTGACCATCACCGAATACAACCAGCTAATTCGTCATAACGGCGAGTTGTGGAAATTGACTGCTGCAACCAATATTCCTTTCACAACAACGGGTAACGATTCAGCCTCCTGGGCGAATGACTCATCACACTTTGTGAGTGTTGCTGACGCGGTTTTGAGGCAGCAATTATCTGACGTGGATGGTGCTACTAAATACCCTGAGTTTCAGATTGCGCGCTGGCGTGATGAGGGCGACATTCGTGGCTGGGGAGCCAGAGGGGACGGCGTTGCCGACGATTCCGCAGCCTTTCAGGCAGCTATCGATTCAGGCGCAACCACGGTACGCATACCTGCAACGCATTACTTAAAGACCTCGATACAGTTGCCAGCGCGTGACATCACCCTGATCGGTAATGGCAGGGGCTCGGTGCTGAAAGGTGATGCCGCGCAGCTGATAAAATACCCTTTGAGCGACGCCGGCTTCCAGAATATTCGTGGAATTACGTTCATCCTTAAGCAGGGCCAGGTCGGTATTCAGATGCATAAGCTCTGGACATCCGACGGTAAAGAAGAGGTTCAGGTCACAGGGTGTCATTTTTTTGCAAATGCAACCGGCGTAACCTTTATAAGCGTGAAGGGAATCTGGTCGGGGCGAATTCAGAACAATGAAATGTTCGGAACATCCAGGGCTAATGATACTTACGGGATTAAATTTGTCACTGATGACAGTATGAATTCCAGCGTAATGAATCTGGATATCAGTAATAACAAGCAGGTGCTTGTCGCATATCCTGTTTATTACGGCGGGCGCACAATAACTTCTGGTGGTCGACTAGAAGGCATCTCGATTAATAATAATAAAAAGATCGGGAGTAAAATCGGGATCAGATTAAGCTCAACGCTGGCAACGGTAATTAACGGTAATCTCATTCATGACAGCGACTTATCCGCTATCGAACTGAACGGCGACTTCGATTTTGTTATTAATGGCAATGTCGAACTGTGGGGCGGTGAGCAGGCCATCTTGATTCAGGGGATTGTTGGTTCTATCGCTGAGCGGGGCGTTGTATCGGCTAATAAAATCAATGCGGGAAATGGTATTGATGGGGTTGTGTTGAGAGCCAATGGTACGGCACCGCGCAGTATATCCATTACCGGGAATATGATTGGTCGTCAGGCCAGTGGCGCGCAAACAGGTACAGGGGTCAAAATTGACTCCACAGCAAATGTTAACAACATCACTGTCACAGGTAATGCCTTCCAGCAACTGGATACGGCTATCGACCGCGGTGGTCAGGCTGGAGATATCGTTACCCTTGGCAACTCGTTTGTATTTGTTACCAATACAGGCGTGGGGATGCAGAGTACGCCATTCACAAAGTCTACGATCATTACGCTTATTGGTGGAGCAGTATCGGAACCTCTCGTAATTGATCTTCCCGCTGGAGTGACCAATAAACGCCCTGTGTTCGCAATGGCTCTTGGAACTGGTTCTGGTACCGCGCAGTCAGTGATCGGTTTCTATGATTTCGATAATTCAACGGCGAGCCAGCTCAAGTTTAACCTGATGCGAATAGACAGGGCTGTGATGGGGGCCGGGACTATTCGTGTACATATCATGGCTAATCTGTTCTAAGTGCCAGGGAGTGAAAGCATGCTTGATATTTCTCCATTACTTCATGCGGTCATTGCAGTTGTGATCCAAGTGACATCAGGATTCTTACTTGGAGAATGGGCTGCTGGCGGTGCGATAGGCTGCATGTGGTTTATCGCCCGCGAGCACACCCAGGCGGAGTACCGCTGGATCGCTAAGTTCGGCGCAGGGAAGCGCGCCAATATGCCTTGGTGGGGAGGGTTCTCCTGGCGCGCATGGAATCTGCCCAGTCTGCTCGACTGGTTTGTACCGGTGCTGGCGTGCGCTGTCGTTTATTTCGTAGCCACACTTTAACTCCTGGCGGGTGTATTGATAGGTGTCGCCTCATTGATCTGCACCTCCTTTAAAACTACTGTATAAATACACAGTAAAATAAGAAGGAGGGGTTATGCCACGCAGAATCGATATTGAGGGTGCTTTTCACACAGCCATTAAACACGAGTCCAACGGGCGCCGTACGGTGACTACTGAGGACTTCGTGAAGCACCTGGCCCGCGTTAACTGGAACTGGTCGCTTAAAGAGGCGAACGACTGGATCGAGAGCCATGTCTCGACCTTTAAGGACATCTCAACCACCGAGGGCCAGGCGCGCACCTTCATGCTCTATAACCCGAACGGAGGTCTGTAATGGGCTTTCCATCTCCAGCGGCTGATTACACCTCCCAGCGGATGACACCGGAGCTCATCTGCGGCGTCGGTATCGATACACGCATACTTGAGACGTCTTCAGGTTTCGCATTAATCGAGCCAGTCACCCGGTTAGTTCAGGGGCAGACTCTGCTGATCCTGTCGGGTGGCCGAACGCAGTTTGCGAAAGTCAGGGGGAGGGCATTAATCACGGATGATGGCGAAGCAATAGAAGGTGAGGCCGCGGAAGAGGTCGAAGTGATGGGGCGTGTGACGTTCTTCATCAACAGTACAGACGCTGATGATATTCCGGTGTAACAAATGCCGTGTAGCAGCTGCTGCATCAGCAACACGGCGCCAATAAAAAAGCCCGCATCAGCGGGCTTCTTATCACTCGGGAGCCGCGGCTCCTTTGCGTATCCTTTTTTGTCCCCTCACCGTCTGGTCGGTGTCCTACTGAGACTGCTAACTTCCTGTTATATCTAGTGATGTCCTATCACTGTCCAATCATGATTGGTGGAGCTGGCGGGAGTTGAACCCGCGTCCGAAATTTCTACATCCTCGGTACTACATGCTTAGTCAGTC